AAATTACAACTGCATCCTCAAGCATTCTAACCTGATTTAGAGGCTTGATGGCCTTATGCAGATATGAAAGGACCATGCGATTTCTATTATCAAGCAGACCCGAATTTACATAGCAAACTGAGTCTGGTGAAATCTTAACACCCTGCGAATGTGCTGCGCCAGCAAGGCCAGATGGGTTATAAAGATAATATTCAGAATATGCAGGGACCGTAGGGTTCTTATCTTTGGCTGCGTCGCTATTCTGTTTCTTTTGAGGGATACGAACTTTGCGAATACGACGAGGATCAATGTAACGAAGTTCTTTAATACCCTCACGTGGATTTTTTACGTCAATCATGATATGATAGTAAAGTCTACCATCAACATACCAACGACGGAAAATTTCATAACAGATATTAGAGAAGTCTAGAAGCTCAAGTATTTCATCAAATTCTTCTTGAATACGCTTCTTAACTCTAGTCGATTGCTTTAAGTCATCCATAACAATTCGAATTACGCTTGCGTCGGCATCAGTAACTAGAGCTTCATTTACAATATCATCTACCGCAGCTTCAACTTCAGCATTCATTGACATTTCACGATAGCGAGAAATAAGTTCAGCCTCGCTTTTCGCTGTACCTTCTAGATCGACAAATGTGCCATATGCACCACCGGGTGCAATTTCTACTGCACCATCGTCTTTCTGCTCTTGAACAAATGACGGTATCTGAGCAGCCTTTTTGGCCTCATCCTCAGCCTTACCGATGCGGAAGCCAAATAACTCTATAGCCATCAAAAGTCCTCAAAAAAATAGGTCCGCTATATTTAGCGGACCTATTCGTTTAGTTCCGCTGACTAGAACTATTATACGGTCAGCGTGCCAGTTGTACCTGGGTTAACTAGATCCCAGTAGTCATAAGCAAATTCGACAGGGAATGTCTCGATCTGGTCACCGTTTTCCCAGCTTAGATCGATTGCGCCGACCTCAGTTGGGAAGATGTTTACAAATCGATAGGTGCGAATCTGCTCACCAGTCTTAGCATACTGCGTGACTGTGGCCGTAGTTCTATATGATGCAGAAGTAGCAAGCTGTGGTGCGCGGAGATTTGCCTGATGGCGATTAATCTCATTGCTCCATACTTCCATTGCTTGACGAACCTGGAAATCCTCATCATTGAGAATTTCAACTCGCCAGTTAGCAAATGTTCTGGTTCCCGCAATCTTAATTCTGCGACCAAAATACTGCGGCTCAATCACGCTGACTGAGCTAGCAGGAATTTGTGCGGCTCGGCATGTAAAAGCAAACCGAGAACCGACATTGGGTACACCAGATGGTGTATCTACTATTACACTAAAGAGCGAGGGGCGGGCGCCACCTAGTGGCAAACCCGCTGACGCAAACTCTGAAATATTGAAGGCCATTTCTTAAAATCCTCCTGTCCGCGCCTTAGAAGTTGCCAACAATTTCAGAGAACTCGACGCCGGTGCGGACGGCAACAAAGTTCAACTGGATGAAATTGATTGAGCGTGCTGGCTTGATATAAATGTCACCAACAAACTCGTTACGATCAATAACCTCTGGTGTGTTATTGGTCTCATCGCATACTACTCTAAAGTCATAGATGCCTCTGCGACCTTGAACATCACGAAGGAACGGCTCAACCAGATTGCGGAACTGAGCGCGAGTAAACTCGTCGTTAAACTCAAACAGAGTAAATTTAGCCGCAGTAGCAATTGCCTTTTCCAGAACAATGAATAGGCGACGTACATTGATTCGATCAAATGCAGACGGCTTAGCCAAAAGTGTCTTATCACCGAATAGAATGGTGCCCTGACCCGGAAAAGTTGTAACCGGGTTAATACCATTCTTATAGAGCTGATCGCGCTGACCCTTAGTTGGATTTGTCGCAAGCTTGATCACATTCTTGACCTGACCGCGATTGAATCCCGCAGGAGAAAACCAAGGATCGCGCTCAGTATCTGTGCGAACCATCAGACCAGCTGTATCACCATTTAGCGGTACATAGCGATATACATCATTATATTTGTCATAGATGTACTTGTAACCGTTATCAAGCACCGCATATGATGAAGAAGGTAGCAGGTTGCGGAAGGTAATTGTATCATCCACTTCCTTACCAACATAACTTGAGTTATTTACTACATCACTACGACGAGGAGATAGAACCGCAATACAATCCTTGCGCTTTTCAGCGACATTATTGATTATATGAATGGCTCGTGTTGAATTACCCTCACCACCAAGGATGAAAGATACATCAACCTCTTCAGGATTATTAAACTTATCATAACCTCTTAGGTAGTCACCTGAACGTGGCGCGGCCCCATCCCGACCATAGATAAATGAATCATTGATCGGTTGACCTTGAGAACCAAGACCAAAGTTTACACCTTGAGCTTGTTGTCCAATGCCTGTAACACCTGTTAGATTTGCGGTCCACCAAACATATTGAGAACGATCATTGATTACGTTCTTATAATACATTGATGATCCGTCTGTGGTAAGAGCATCAGATGCCTTTGATACTGCAGGAAATCTTTCTAGGACAGTATCAGCTGTGCCCGTCCAAACTCCATCCTGATCTGCAACCACAATATGCATTTCGTCATTTGAGCCACTGCGGAGAGATGCATATTCCGATGTACCGGGTGCTGCATCAAAGAAATTAAAGAATTCCCAACGGCGCTGAACCGAAGATTGTGCTGCTACTGTATTACCGACATATCTATTTTTGAGAGTTAGAGATGTTGCATTTGTAACAGCAGATACAACAACTTCGGTGCGATCTGGTCCAGCAAGCAGAATATCGCCGACTCTAACTTGAGAACTAAATGATGTGGCTGCACCAGAAACTGTTGAGCTATTATTTGTAAATGCTAGGGTACCAGCTAGAGTGCTTGACCAAGCATTTGATGACGGGCACACAGAAATGCGGAGAGAATTACCCTTCTCACCTGGATACTTTGCAACCCAATGCCCAACCCCAGTAATACCGGATGAGAAATTAAGCTCATAATCATCATCGTTTTCAATGATCGTATTCATCGTATTAGATGATGTCGTGATAGCATTGCGACCGGCTGAAGTGCCAGTGGCCTCATTGATTACTCTTACAACAAATAGCTTATTACCATATCCGAGAAAGCTTGCTGCTGTGAAGAAGTCGGCAGCAGTATTGGCATTAGGCTTACCAAACTGATTTGCAAGAACATCTTCAGATTCTACCAGAATTCGCTTCTGGACAGGACCCCATGAAAGGTGGGCTGCAATACCACCCTCAGTAGTGCTAACGGCAGGAACGATCGTAGTAAGATCGACTTCGCTGACGTTCACCCCCGGTGAAACTTGAAATGCCATGAACATACCTCCTAAGGTGTTGGTGTCTTCCTATCTTTGGTATTTATAAAAAAGCCATTAAACTCGAATCCAACGATCCAGCCAATCATGACTTCCACCAGCACCATCTAGAGACATAGGCTCATCTTCCATACCATCATCATAAAATCCTACGGGAAGTAGATCCTCATCCATTTCCCTTATTTTTTCGTCGGCTATTCTCTGTCTAATATCTATATCAGTTAATTCTTTAAAATATGCTTGCTTTGATAGCCACCCAAAAAGGACTAATGTCATCACCATATCATCATTGAAACCTTCTTCGGCCTCAAAGCTACTACCCTTTGAAACAAAGTGTGATAGTTCTTCAATAATATCAAAATCTTCTATGATAAGCTTATCGCCTTCAATAAGCTCTTTGAGGCTGGCACATCCTACAGATTTTACAAACCTCGATGTAGTTACACCAAGCTGCGACCTACCAGAAAACCCCGCGCTGAGTTGTTGTCCAGCTCGACCCATTTGAGTTGTCGATAGCACATTATCACACTCAAGATCGCGGTGAAGAACTTCTGCAACTGTCTTACCAATATCATTTGTCTCAACAAGAATATATGCATTATTATAGGCCTTAGCATATCGCGCAACTATCTCCGGATAGAATGATGAAACTACAGTATTGCTTCGATATTTTGCTACCAATCGATATGGTACCTGAGACACATCAATTATTGTAAATGCTGAATAGTCTAATCCAACACCATGACTTGTATCGACCATTACTGCATATGTGTGCTTCGGTTCTGGTTTTTGATATAGACTAATACCCCAACCATCCTTAACTACATTCTTAAATGCCATTGATCTAAGTTTGGCACCAGAAATTAGAGTTAGTGTACTACCAAGAAATTCGGTTTCAAATTCTTGCTTGAATTGTTCTTCGCTTGTGTTGCGAATAGTCTGTTCGCGCCACTTGTCATCGCGGCCTGGTGTATCACGCCAATGCACCTCAATTGGTACATATT